GATCATGGCTTTACCTACTCGGCCATATTCGCATTTGATACGACCATCGGATAGTTCTTCCATGATATAAACCTTATTACTGTTATCGGTTTTACCGTTATCCACAGATACGTGAATAAGTTTAGCATAACGCAATCCATTTTCTTTGGTAATCATCTTTTTGATTATTGTTTGTGCAAAGGTAATAAAAAAATTTTAAACTACCAAATAAATCTTTTGATTTAATCTTTACTAAACCATTGTTCTGAAGAATTTAAAAATTTGCTAGGTTTGTATTTTGGCGGTTCATTTTTATCGTAAGGGTCGCAAAAATTCATATTGTGCCATCTAATGTAATTGTTTGGATATGCTCCAAAATTTCCATTAACCAATTTAATAACATGAAAACATTTTGTATCACTATCTATAGCATAACCAGAAGGTAAACTATTATTATCAGCATAGTAATCGTCAATAGTGAATAAGTAATTACCTTCAAACCATTCTTTTTTTCTGTTAAAAACTTCTAATTTATAGTTTTGCAAATAAGTAAATACTGTAACACTAGCATCATTTGATTGACAATCCCAATATTGCAATAGCCCAAGTCTTTCTTCTTCAATATCAGATAGACGGTCAAAATCTTTTTTCCAAACAAATGCTGATATTGGAAGTGACCACCATACCACACCATTTTGTAGCTGACAGTGAAATAAAAGAGGCCTGTTTATAATAGTTTTAACACCAAATACATAACAAGGTGTCAAATCTTTGTTTTCTTTATCGTCAAATAAAAAACAATCTCTAACAAAACATTGTATATATGGTGTGTTTGAATTGAGTTGTGCCATTTTTAAATTAAGTATTGTTTTTTCAAGTTATTCAAAATACAGTAACCCCTATGGTATTCTGTCAACAACATGTTTTCTCCACCATATTTTAACCTGTTCTTTTAATAGGAACCAATTATAACTAATTTTCCATGTTAAATCACTAAAAAATGTTGGTACATCAAATCCGTTTTCATCATAGTCATATTCAACACATGGATAAGGTCGGCCACGTTCATCAAGGTAAATCCAATAACCTTCTTCTTTAAGAATTGGGTCTATGTATTCATCACCTTCGTGCTCAACCCATTTCCAATCTTTACCTTCAACACCTTCTGGTAAGTCAATTGGAAGACCTTCTTGTGTTTTTCCGTAATTCCAATTGCATGAACATCCAATATTGTCTTCTGGTGACATAACACAATCATTACAAAAGTATGGGTTGGATTTATCCCCAAATCCTGGCAAATATAACCACACAGCCATTTTGCCACAATCACATTTTTCTTTAGCCATTGTTTTTTTCGTTTTCAAGTTCTTCAAAAGATAATAACCCCTTTCCGTATTTTGTCATTCTGTCGACATAACGTTTTTTCACACGTGATGAAATAGGTATTGGGTTACCTTCTTCATCAATATGAACAAATTTTATGTTTGTATGAACAACAACATCTTGTTTACCAGTGTAAACATTATGTTTGCGAACTTCAACATAAAGAGTTATTGATGTGTTACCAAATTCTTTAACAGTTGCATATGCTTTGATGATGTTCCCAACCTTAACTGGATTTTTAAAAACCAATTCATCAATCTTGATGGTAACCATTCTAGGTGAATCACAAATTTGAGCAGCATATGCTGCTGATGTTAAATCTATGATTGACATCATCTCACCACCGAACATGTTTGAATGTACGCCAATATCAGAAGCTCTGCAAATATTTGTTGTTACCAATTCCATATTACCAGTTTCTTGTATCATCTTCAAAAAGAGAAGGATTGTTAATTAACCAACTTATGAATAATGACTGATGAACAGGTGGGACCATGTAACCATTTACATATACAACATTCATCACCACTTCAATTTCTTGACCAGCTGGAAGTGACATGCCTTTAGCAACTTCGGTTGCTTGTTTTAATTTATATACTTTGTTTGTAATCATAATGCAAATATACGTTAATATTTTGAATAAAACAAGTTATACTGGCATTTTAAAAAACATTTCTCTTACCTTGGTTGAAATGTACTTACCAACATCTTTTGGTTCTAGTTTGTTTTGAACCATTGTGTCCATTTCTTCCTTGATGATGTCGTCAACAATCCATTTCATAAGCTGACCCATTTTTTTAACATCTATGGGTTCGTTGTTAGGGAATGTTTTTTCAATACCTTGATTGAAACGACTTTCAGTTACAGCGTAGTCAACAAATTCCTTGATTGAGTTGATTTTCTCAACATCAACCTCAGCCAATTTTTTAACCTTGCTTGAAGAATGCTTTTCACCCTTCACCTTGAAACGATGAACAACACCGTTGTAATTGCAAGACCATACGATACCTTCACCAACACCAGAGAAACCAAAAGCTTTACCAACTGGACATTCTTCTTCAACAGCTAGTGTCAATTCACCTAGCTTGTTTTGAACCAACTCTGGATAGTTAAAATCAATTTCCATTTCCCATGTTTGGAAATCTTCAATATTGTAAATGTTATCTTCTGGACTCTTCAAGTAATGAGATGGAATCCAAAAAGCTGGTTTGGCTTTTTGTTCTTCTTCTGAATTAGTATGTGGTGTAACCTTAACACCAAAAATGAAGAAAGACTTAGGTAGATTGCAAATTGCAACACCCTTTTGAATATTACCTCCACACCACTCACCATAAATGGTAACAGTGTTATTTCTTAAATCAAAGAAATTAGCAGAATTGATTTGGTCAACAAACTTTTTAAACACATTTTTCTTTGATTCAACAAAGAAAGCAAAACCAGCATTATCTTTTTCTGGGGTAATGATGTTTTCACGAGATTGAATCCAATAACCACCTTCATTAAAAGACACACCAGCATTGGTACCATGTAGTTTTACAGTACCTTTGAATGTTAATGTTGGTTTCTCTTTTTTGTGGTCGTAAATTGCTTCACCATTCTCGTCTAAACCAACAAAATTGAATTGTCTATTAATGCTAGCAATTACATTTCTGAATTGCTCAATAGATGGATATGATATATGTTTTTTCATTTTTAAAAATTGTATGTGATGTTAGGTGTTAAATAATTTGTTCCATCCCAGTTGCTAAAAGCAACACCTATGCTGATGTTCTTAATCGTATATGATGCACCAATACCATACTCAATGAATTTATGTTTGGTATTTATGTAACCACCATATCCAAAAAAAGGTGTAAATGTTACCATTTTAAATGTATGAGAATAAGATACCTTACCTTCAACAAAATAGTTTGTGATATCATCACTATCGCTACCAAGTCCTCGTAAAGAGCCACGACCAAATACAAGTCCAGTACCGAAATCACGATACATTATACCACCTTCTAAACCAGTATAGCTACTAGTTAAAAAATCAGAACTATTGGTAACCGACAAACCAATGGATAAATAACCAGTAACTTTTGGTTTGGTTGTGTCAGCACTGTTTTGTGCAAATGTGTTTGTAACTAAAAATAAGCAGATAATTGTTAATAAATGTTTCATATGTATTTGTTTTTATACGGTTGTTAATGATTTTACCATGTTTTCAATATTTTTGATAGACTCAAGACTATCACACGTGTTTTTATCGTCACGCACTTCAACAAATGATGGGTAAAGCAAAGAATAATTGCCTTCTTTGTCTTTTGACAATCCGTTGCATTTAACTTGAAGAATTTTACCCAACAACTTATCTTGATTTTCAGTGATGTAAACCATCATGTCTTCTTTGATACCTTGAGGACGAGTCTTCACCAACCCATCAGATGATTCACAGTTGAAGCTTGAGATAACGTTTTCATTTTTGGTTCCTTTGGTTCCGTAATTAAAACCAACGATAACCAAATCAACATCCATTTCAAGTTTCATCTTGATTTGCCATGTTGGTTTACCATCTTTCCAAGTACCATTTTCATCTTTAAGGATAGTACCTTCTTGTGGTACACCATTAACCTCAGTAGCTAGAACTTCTTGGAAGTGTTCCATGGCCTCAGCGTATGTATTAACAATACGACTTTCAATCACATAAACCATTGAAGAACCAGACTTAATGATAAGTTGTTCAACTTTAAGCAAACGTATCAAGTACGGTATCTTTGATGATTTATCAAAATACTCATCTACACTAATAGTATCCCATACGGTATAACGAATAGAATTCAAAGCTTTTTCAAAACTACCGTGCTTCTTTTCAAACGCTTCAAGCTTTTTTTCAGTTTCCTTTTCAGTACGCTCACCACGCTTGCTTTGAATATCAATAACAGATGCAATAATACCGTTTGATTCGTAACGTGGTACACCATCCATTGTCAATTCACCGTTTAATACGCAATCTTCAAAGTTGGCCAGTTCAGCCAAGAACTTAGCACCAGTTACAACAGTTGCTTCACCACTACGGCTTTCCAATTCAACTTCACCGCCACGGATGATAGCGTTGCAATAACGACCATCCATTTTGATTTGAGAGATACCACGACTACCTTTATCAAAAATAGCACGAGCCTTTTTTTCATCAAAAGAGATAGCACCCATGTATGGTGTATCTTCAATAAGGTCTTTGATAACCTTGTTCATAAAGGTTGTTCCCATACCAATCTTACAATCTTTTTCAATAATACGCTCAATGATATACGCATCATCAGCTGATACATTCTCTAACCAAATAGTTAATTTATCTATAGCGTTTTGACCTGTAAACTCACGATTAGCTATACTCATAAGCATATTCAACGCTTCTTCAAGAGTCCAACCAATTTTATTATGAGTGTAGGCTGGGATTTGTTTTAAATAAAACTTTACTCGCTTTGAGTTTGCCAAATACAATACACGTTTAAGCAATTCGTTATCCTTATACTTTTTAAGGATTTCCATTTTTTGGTTGGTGCTTGATTCAGCAGCGATTTCGTCAAAGATTTGTTTGATACTCATATCGTTTTTTGTTTTGTTAATGCAAAGGTAATAAATTAAATTGATTCTACCAAATTTTTCGACAACAATTTATCCAAACACTCCCACATAAGTTTACCATCTTTAGGAGTGTTAAGGTACAATGCACCCTTGAACTCATCGTATTCTTTGGCATACATGTCAATCTTACCACCATGTTCGATGTTGGCAATACGGTCAGCAAGCTTGATTATAATAGCATCTGGGTTGCTAGCTGTTTTAGGAAGAGTCTTTTCTTTTTTCTCTTTACGGTTACGACCCAATTCATCAGTAACACAATAAACCATCTCAGCTACTTCAAATCCAAAGTGTTTTTTAATGTCATTGTAACTAATACCATCGTCTTCAATGGTATCATGCAAGTAGCCAGCAACAATGTATTTGCCAGAGAAACCAAATCTTTTTAAAATATCTACAACGTCATCCAGATGCTTCTCATAAGGGAAGATTTCATCATAACGTTGATTTGAATGTGCAACAACTGCAACCATTCTTGCTTCTTTGTAGGTTTTATCTGTATAACGCATAAATAATAGTTTTGACAAAGGTACGAAAAATATTTGAAATCACCAAATATATTCCAAAAAAAATCGCCTTAACTACTAGAGCCAAGGCGATTTAATTTATGGACAAGTATTTTTACTTGTTGTCTTTCTTGCTGTTGTCAACTTGTGTTGATTCAGTAAGAAGCGTTTTTGTATTTGGAAGTGTTTTACCCTTTTCTTGAATTTGTTTTAGCAATTCAAAACCAAGCAACCCACTGATAGGTCCGTTTCCACCATCGTTTCCAGAGATAAGAACATCTGGGATGATTTTAATACCGTTTTGACCAATCATTTCAGTTACTTTAAACTTAGCAAAGTTATCAGCACCCATTGCAGTTACTTGTTGTGAATAAGCTTCAGCCGTTGCCTTACCTATCGAAGCAATCTTCTCGGCTTCAGCCTTACCATTAACTTCAGTTTGATAAGCATCAGCATCAGCCGTTACTTTCTTAGCGTTAGCTTGTGCCACCGCTGTCAACTCAATTGATTTAGCCTTACCTTCTGAAGATTTAACCGCAGCAGCAGCTTCTTTTTCAGAGATTTCAACCGATTGTTGAGCTATAACCATTTTAGGTTGCATATCAGCCAATGCTTTAGCAGATTCAAGAGTTTTACGTTGGTCTTGTGCTTGACGTTGAGTGTCATAAGTAATCTTTTCTTCTTCAGCAATCTTACGGTCAGTAAGCGTCTTCATAAGAGATTCTGGTGGTGTAATATCACCGATAAGAGTATCAACTGCATGTACGTTGTATTCTTCAAGTACTTTGCTAATAGCTTGCTTAGCAGCATCTTGACGAGCTTGACGAGTTTTCAAGAATGCGATAACGTCACTATCTTGTGCAGAGTTACGGAAATAGTTACCAATTGTAGGTTCCAATACTTGTGACACAAGGTTAGCCATTGAACCGAAACGTGCAATTACTTTTGGTGCTTCGTTGGCTGGAATATGAATGATTTGAGACACATCCAAGTTGAATGGGAAACCATCTTTTGAACGAACAGTAATTGTGCTCAACCCAGCATCCAATTTGTGTGATTCATTACGACCAGTTGCCCAGTTTAATACAAGGTTGGTTGTAGGAACCAACTCAGCTTTGTGAGTGTATGGGTTGATGGCGTATTTACCTGGGTCATACGGTGTAATCCAAACACCTTTTTGTCCTTTGTTTACAATGTTACCATGTTTGAAACTATCACCAGTCAAGTCTTTACCTTCGTCACCAACGTAAGAAATAACAACTGCTACGTGACCAATAGGAACTTGTGTCATAGGTACTTTCTCGATTTCAACAGCCCATGGGTTGAATGAATAGTTACCAGCTTGAACTACTTGTTCTTGAAGACCACGTTGACCTCCATTGTTTAAGAAAGCATCAAAATTTTGGAAGTTATTATGACCTTCAATAACTTTACCAGCAATATCACCTTGTCCTATCT